GTGAAGGTGACCGCGACAATCGAGAAGCTGTCGACAGTCGCAGAACCGGCGATCGCGTAATGCCACGCGGATCGAAGCGGCGGCGAGACGGACCGCCTCCCGCCGCCCGACCTCCACAACGGCGAAAGACCGCGGCACAGCGTGGCTACTCCTACCGCTGGCAGGAGTACTCGAAGCGCTACCGCAGAGCGAATCCGCTATGCGTCATGTGCCTGGCGAATGGAGTCAGCACACCGGCCGACTGCGTCGACCACATCCAGGCCGTCGAGAGTTCTGACGATGCACTGTTCTGGATTCGATCGAACCATCAATCACTCTGCAATCCGTGCCACTCGCTCAAAACGCAGACGACGGACAAAAAAGGCGGACGATGCAAACCGCGCGCCACTCGACCCCGGTAGGGGGGCCTAATTCTGCCCGAATTGAGCCTTTCCAGACCGCGTTAGCTCGTCCGGGTTTTCGGCCGAAAGTTTTCGACCAGGGGGGGCAACCGTGGCAAAAAAACGAGCAAAGACGAAAGCAACAACTCGCGGACCAATGCCGGGCAAGGGCGGTCGACCGACGGCAGCGTCAAAGCGAAAACGAAACGCCACAGCAGCAGCCCACGACGTAGATGAATTCGCGGAGTCGTTGACGTCGTTGACGTTTCAGGATCTGAAAACTCTCGCGGGTTCGTGGCGACCGCTCGCAACTCAAGACGCTGTAGTCTTGTCGCAATTTTGGGATTCCATCCAGCGATACAGGGAACTGGCCGAATACGTCGGTTCCCGTTCCGTCGACGATTGGACATTCACGCTTGAATCGGGATACTCGCAACAGATTCCGCAGATCGGTTTACTGAATGCCGCGCTGAAACAGTGCCATGAATTCGCTGCTAAGTTCGGCATGACGCCAGGCGATCGCGCACGGCTGGGAGATCCACCCGCAACACCAACCGACAAGTCGACGCCATTCGCGACGCATCAGGCGAAAGTCGAGGCGCTCAGTGCGGAAGTCCGACACTAGCGAAACGAAGCTGCGCTGCGACGTTACGAAATACATGGACGACGTCGAGAGTGGGAAGCGAGTGGCCGGAAATGCGGAACGACTATCCGTCGAGCGGCATCGCCGCGACCTGGTCGACGGCAAGAAACGCGGCATCGTGTTCGACTGGCGTTTCGCCGATGTGGCGTGTGAGTGGTTCCCACAACTGACGTTCCCTCGCGGAGGTGCCGCCGGCCAGCCGTTCAATCTTCACCTCTCGCAGAAAACCCCGATCAGTGTTTTATTCGGCTGGCGGAAGTCGAAAAACAACAAGCGACGATTCCGGCGAGCGTACTACAGCAAGGCACGCGGTCAGGGGAAATCACCCGAGGCCGCCGGTCTGGCCGCGATGCTGTTCGTCGCCGATGTGCCGTTCATGCCCGGTGCCGAGGTTGTTTGTTGTGCCACGAAAAAAGCGCAGTCGGTCAAATACGTGTATGCGCCGGCGATCAAGTTCATGGAGTCGATCGACGAACTCGCGGGACGACTCCGGATCACGCGGTCACCGCACAATTGTGAATTTGAGATCGGCGACACGATCGGCGAGTTTTACCCGCTGGGTCGTGATAGCAGTTGCGACGGAGGGAATTTCCACGCTGTCGTGCGTGATGAACTCCACGCGATGCGGGCACAGCACACAGATTTCTGCGAAACACTCGAAACCGGATTAAAGACCGAACAGTGTCTACTGATCGACATCACCACGGCGGGCAATGATCACAGTGTGCTCTGGAAACCAGAATACCACTACGCCAAACAGGTTCTAAACCGCGTCGTCAAAGCTGACCAACAGTTCGTGTGGATCTTCGAACTCGACGACGACGACGACCCGTTCAAGCTGGGACTCTCGTGGTCTCGCGTTAAACAGATGTTGCGCAAGTCTTCACCGCTGCTAGACATCGCTGTCGACTCGGCACTGATAAAGTCAGAATGGAACAAGGCGCGCTCGGTTCCGACGAAGCGAAACCAGTTCATTCGCTACCGCGGCAACCGGATGGTATCCGCTCACGAAAAATGCTTTCCGCCGGAACTCTGGAGCCGTGGCGATTACGAACTCAGCCACCTGGACGGACGCGACTGTCACAGCGGTCTCGATCTCGGCTGGCGTGACGACCTCGCCTCCGCCGCGCTCTCGTTTGAAACCGAGAACCACGACGACCCCGATACCCCGTTTTATGAGTTTCTGCAGCAGTCATGGATCCCGTCTGAATCACCGCGACGCCTGGACCGCGCACCGTTTCAGGGGCTGATTGCCAGCGGAAAACTACGCGTGACCGACGGAGACGTCACCGATCACAAAGCGATTCTGAAGCAATATGACGACTGGCAGAAGCGCTTCAACATCCTGTCAATTGCTGCCGACCCTTCAAACGCCCGGACTGTGTTGACGGATCTGGTGTCTGCCGGGTTTCACGTGTTCGACTTCCAGCAAAGCCCGAAGACGTACAACGAACCGATCGACCGCCTGACGGAATACCTGGCAGCCGATCGGATCAGCCATGGAGGTGACGAACTACTGGCGTGGGCGATGGACAACATGATTGTCAAAGTCAATCCGGCCGGTCTGCAGATGCCCGCGAAAAACAAGTCGATCGAGAAAATCGACCCGGGCGTCGCGCTACTGATGGGATTCTCACAGAGTCTGTTTGAAACCACGGAGGCGAACAGTTCGTTCTACGAAGATAACGACATGCGTGAGGTTGGATGATGTTCACGAAACCCGGCCCGCCGATCCGTAACGCCACCGCTATCGAGGTGCGTCTAGCAAACCGCTGGTTTTGGGAAGCCTCCGGCTACTGTGACATCGAGTTGCCTCGACTAGCAATCGAGACGATCACGCGAGCGAATATCCTTGTGCTTCCGTTGGGCATCGCGAATGACCTGCTGTTCGTCCGCCGGCTGGCCGAACGCATGATCTCTCGCCGCGAGTGGGACACATCCGCGTCCAGGCTCATGGCCAGCGATTGTAAACGGGAAGTGCAATGAACCGCCGAACGTTCCTCAAAACAGCGGCAGCCGCTACCGCACTCCTGGCGTTCGGCGATCCGTTCCCGCCGGTGCCGTGGCCACCGGTCGAACGATTACAGCTCCCGGCACCCGAGGTCGACATCAACCGTTACAGTTGCGGGCAGATCACTTGGAACCAGCGGACCGGCGAGATCGTCAGCGTCCACCTGCTGCCCGGCAGAACGGCACCCGAGGGACTGCAACATGTCTGACGATCCCCAGCGCAACGACGCCGGCTCATTCATCGCCCGCCACTGGGATGACTTCGCGTACATCGTGGCCGCGTTGATGGTTGCTCGCGGGTCTGGCCTGTTCCACCCCGGTGCTTACTGGATCGCGTTGGGCGTCGCGGTGTTTGTCTTCCTGTACCTCGCAGCCGTTGGGCAGTCTCCACATGGGCGCAGTTCTCCGAGCGATGGCCAGCCGGGCGAACCCGCTGGAGAATCCAGCCCTCTCGCTGAGTGACCCCGAGGTCTGGGATGACGTGTTTGGTGACGCGATGTACGGGTCGAACGCCGCTGGAGAACGCGTCAGCCGACACACCGCACTGCAAGTCGCGGCCATCTTTCGCGGCACCAATCTGATCGCGACGACGTCCGGAAAACTGCCCTGTCATGTCAAACGCCGGACCGGCCCGCTGACGAAAGAGCGAGACACAGAACACCAGGCGTACCGACTGCTGCGTCGCAACTCGCGACCGTGGCAAACCGCCTACACGTTCCGCCGCACGATCACCGCTCACGCGATCCTGCACGGCAACGGCTACGCCTACATCCTGCGCGACAAATTCAACCGGCCGCTGGAACTGCGACTACTCGACCCGACCCACGTGTCACCCGTGCTGGCCAACGGCGAGCTGTTCTATGTCACGTCGATCGGCGGCAACGTCGAGAACCCGGCGTCGGAATTCGTGCTGGTCGACGCTGCCGACATGATCCACATTCGGGGTCTGGGGTTCGACGGAATCGTCGGCTACGACGTCATCCGCCTGGCTTCCCAGGACATCGGTACCGAGATTGCCGCGACGAAATTTGCCGGGAAATTTTTCTCGAATGGTGCCAGCGGTCGCGTCGTCGTGGAAGTCCCCGCCGCGATGACCGAAACAGCATACGGTCGGCTCCAGAAATCATGGGGAGCTATGACGCGTGGACTGTCCAACGCTCACAAAGCGGTTTTGCTGGAGGAAGGAGCGAAGGCGAAATCGTTATCGATCGACCCGGCACAGGCGCAGTTGATCGAATCGAGGCAGTTCAGTCTGACGGCGTTCGCTAACTGGCTGGGCATTCCGCCGCACAAGCTGGGAGTCCAGGGCAGCAAAGCATACGGCAGCGTCGTGGAATCCAATCAGGAATGGCTGGGCGAATCGGTCGACCCGTGGTTGATCGAACACGAAACCGAATACGGGCTCAAACTGCTGACGTTCGAACAGCAGGAACGCGACAGTCACGCTTGTGTGATTGAACGCAAGGCGTTGTTGACGACGAACATGGCCCACCGGGCTGCGTTCTATCGTCAATTGGTCGGCGTCCCGATCATGTCGCCGAACGAAGCACGCAACGCGGAGGACATGCCATCCCGTCCGGACGGGGACGAGATCGCCCGACCGTTGAACATGGCGTTCGGAACCACCGACGACGAAACCCCGGACGACGAAACCCCGGACGACGAAACCCCGGACGACGAAACGACAGACGACGACAGCACCCGCGACGCTGGACGCGACAGCGATGAACAGCAACGCAAACGATCGGCCGCGTTGCGAACCATCGTCGTCGACACCGTCCGCCGGATGTCGAAACGCATGTTGATGTCCGCGAGCCGGGGAAAGACGCTGACCGATGACGTTGTCGATCGATCGCTTCAGCCGTTCGACGCGCTGCTGCCGGTAGTCCTCGACGCCAAGTCGGGAATATCAGTGATGTGTAGCGAATACGTCATCGACGCCACTAAACGACACCTCGATTCGTGCGAACCACTCACCGGACGAATCGACGAACTCACAGACCAAACGGTCCGCGACACGCTGGCCGCATTCTTTCCGGAGTCCACACCATGAAACGAACAAACCTCAATTTCCCAGGCATGACCCGTCGCGGTCTGCAGACAGAACGACGCGGTGAGGGCGACACCGCGACCGATGTCATTTTCGGATACGGATCGGTGACGTTCCGCGAAGGCGACGCCGGCACCGAATTCTGGCTGTGGTCCGATACCGTCGAACACATCATGCCGGGAGCGTTCGACCGGTCATTGCGTGATGATGATGTGCGTTCGTTTTTCAACCACGACGCGAACATTATTCTCGGCAGACGTCAGCCGGGCCGTGACGTCAACACCTTGGACCTGTCGGTCGACAGTGTCGGACTCCGCTACGACGTCACACCGCCGGCCGCGCACGCTGGCGTGATCGAATCAGTCGCCCGTGGTGACGTGTCCGGTTCGTCGTTCATGTTCGACCCGACCGAAACGACCTGGCGGGAAACGGTCGTCGACGGTCAGACGGTCTGGGTTCGCGAGATCACCGAGGTCCGATTATTCGAAGTTGGGCCTGTCGTCTGGCCCGCGTACATCGGCACCACGGCCGACGCTCGCAGTGCGCTGTCGAGTGATCCTCTACTTAAACGTTATCTCGGCTGGCTGGAACGTCACGTCGCGTGCGCCCGCAATGAGTTCGAAGACTTCCGCCTGAACAGTCGCGAGGCTCGCGATCAACGATCAACGGCAATGGAAAGCCGTCTGGCAGAGATCGAAACCCGCAATCTGACGCCCTGACATTACGGTCAATGAAAAGCCGTTTCGCGCAACCCTCGCGTTGACCGTAAGGGGATTTCCTAAAAGTTTTTCGCGTGCCCAGTCGTGCGTCGAGCTGCCGCCCAGTCGGCCCGGTCCCTGACCTGACCTGACCTGACCCCCCGCCAGCACCCGCAAACACGACTGGACCCGCAATGACGTACTCTCAGATCCGAGCCTCCGCCCGGCAGTCCCGCAACCGCCTGAAACGCGGCGCGACACTCGCCGCGCTTTTTCTGGCGTTCTGTCTGATCACCTCCCCCGCGATGGCTGACCCAACCGGGGCAGCGGCTGCCGCTGGTTCCGTCGCCACCGCTGCCGCTGCGATTGCGGGAATGGGCGTCCGCCAGCTCCGCGAACAGGCTGGCAAAATTCACAACAGAATGCAGGAGCTGCGGACTCAATCCCGGGACACGGATGCCCCGTGGTCTGGAGAAGACGAAACCACGTGGCGGCAGCTCGACGCCGATTACACCGCCGTCGAAAAACGCATCACTGAGGATGAGTCCCGCGAAACGCGTTTCGCAGAGATCGAAAGCCGGTTCGCCGGTTCGATGGGTGATACCCGCATCGGTGGGAATCACACGTCCGATCGACCGGACAGCGGTCGACAGTCCGGACCAACGCCACAACAACGACTCCTGGCCATGCAGGGCTGGATGCGTTCCGGTGAAGACGAAGGACCCAGCGAATCCCAGGTCGAAGCGGCCCGCATGTGTGGCGTGAATCTGAACTCTCGCGGCATGACGGTCAACCTGGCACCAAGCGAACACGTTGGCGGACGCAATCGAATGTGGACCGGTCGCGGCGGAAGCCCCGTCTGCCGCAACCGATTCGACGCGGAAGCCCGTGATATGTCGGTCGGGACCGACGCTGACGGCGGGTTCTCAGTGCCGGAGGGATTCCTCGCTCGGTACGAGGAAACCTTATTGGCGTTTGGATCAGTACGAGGCGTCTGTGACGTCATTCGCACCACGCAAGGTAACGACTTGCCTGTCCCGCATGTCGACGACACGGCGAACACCGGCGAGATTCTCGGCGAAAATACGGACATGGGGGCCAGCGTGGATCCGACGCTGTCGGTCAACACGCTGGGAGCGTTCAAGTACTCCTCGAAACCCGTGATGATTTCGCACGAGCTGTTGATGGACAGTGCGTTTAATTTCGGGCAGCGACTGCCGGTCATGCTGGCAACGCGAATCGGTCGCATCCACGGCGCCCATACCACGACGGGAACCGGCAGCGGTCAACCGCAGGGCATGGCGACTGGCAGCACGCTGGGAGTAACGGCGGCGTCCACAACCGTGATCACTTGGGAAGAACTGGTGAATCTGCAGCACAGCGTTGACCCGGCGTATCGTGCGTACCGGGATGAATGCGGATTCATGTTCCACGATGACGTTCTGCGTGATCTCAAGAAGCTGAGCGACGATCAGAATCGTCCGTTGTGGGTCGAGTCGCTCAGCAAGGGCGAACCCAACGCGTTCATGAATTGGAATTACGCGGTCAATCAGTCGATGGCCCAGCCGACCACTGGAAATATCGCCGTTCTGGCTGGCAGGTTGACCGCCTACACGATCCGCGACGCTGGAACGCTGCGAATCGTTCGGCTGAACGAGCGCTTCGCTGAAAAGGACCAGGTCGCTTTCGTCGCCTTCACTCGCAGCGACGGACGCGTAATGGATGCCGACGCGATTCAGCACTTGATTATGGCGTAACTCCTGAGCCCGACTTCCCTTGCCGCCCGGTTGCGATCGCAACCGGGCGGCGTTCCCTTTTTACCGCTTGAGATTTCACAACAGGAACCGACCATGCAAAAAATCACTCTCGGCCACTACTGCCACCTCAAGGGAATGGAGGGAAACCCCGGTCAAACGGTCAACGTTCCACCAAAGTACAGAACCCTGGCTGAGTCCTGGGTCCGAAAAGGTGTTGGCACTGATCCCGCAAAGCCGAAAAAGAAAGGTACATCCGCAGACAAACCCGACGCGGACACACCCGACGACGACGATGAAGACCTCGACGACGGGTTCGACGATGAGACTGGAGCCGCGACCGATGACGCAACCACAACCGACGAGACGTCAGCCGGAGACGGCGACACCGGACTCACCAAAGCCAAGGCGACCGGAGGACGACAACGCAAGAAAGTCACAAAGAGAAAAGCGTAAGGCTGAACCGACCAGCGGGACGGGACGGACTGCTGAACCCGGGCAAAACTTCGATCGGCATTGAATGTGCTGCCCGCTCGTGAGGAGGGACGATCTGTGATGTGTGCGACAGCTCAGATGGACCTCTCCTGATTGGACGCCGCCCGGTGTGTGTCATGCCGGGCGGCGTTTTTATGCGCGGACACAACTCACACCGGTAGTGCAGACAGCAACGTACTACGGATACGAGCCCCGCACATGCCGCGACTGGTCACCACGCAGCCCGCTGTCGAACCGATGCTGAAAACTGAACTTAAAACGCATCTGAGAATTGCATCAACAGACTTCGACGCGGACATGGATCGGCTGATCATCGCCGCGCGGCAGCGAGCGGAGAACTATATGTGGCGGTCGATCTGCACGCAGACGATCGAACTGCGGTTACGCCGCTTTCCGTCCGGCAGCGGCGAGATCCTGTTACCTGGCGGACCTGTCCAGTCCCTGACGTCAGTCGACTATGTCGACACCGCCGGCGACGCGCAGTCGCTGACCGTGCCCGACGATGTGATCACTGAATTTGCGATCGACCCGGCGACCGTCCGTCCCGCGTACGACACAATCTGGCCATCAACACGCATCCACACCAACGCGGTGACCATCGTTTATCAGGCTGGCTACGGCGTCGCGGCGGACGTTCCCGAGTTGATTAAAAGCGGAATCAAAATGATGGCCGGTGCCATGTTCGAAAACCCGGAGGGGATGAACTCGAATTCGTACCGGGCCGGTCTGGACCTGCTGACCGATTACAAGATCACCGACGGTCGACTGGTAGCGTTCACGCAATGACGTTTGTCGTTGGTGTGATCGTCATCGTGCTCGTGATCGTCGACGTTGTGTTGTGGTTCGTGTTTGAGGAATGGCGATGATCCCAGCCGGAAAACGTACTGAACTGGTCACAATCCAGAAGCCAGCCGGCGAAGGTGACATCACGTTCGATGATGCCGGACGGGCGACGACAGCCGCTGGCAACTGGCCGACACATTTCGCCCCGTACGTTCAGGCTGTAACTCGCGGCGGTAGCGAATGGGTCAAATCCGGAATCGTCGATGACACGATCTCGCATGTGTTCCGGCTGAACTGGTCGACCGAAGCGGCAGACATCACGCGTCTGATGCGACTGGTTCGCGGTGACGGGACGACGTTGGATATCGTCGCGGCCTTCGATCCCGACGGACGTGGTCGGGACGTCATTATTCACGCGAAGGAATCGACGTGATGTTGTGTCACACCCAAAGGGCAGAACTGATGATCCACCGGTTTACGCAGACAGACGGACGCCCGGCCGCGATCGATCCCGAGGCTGTGGCCGACATTGAACCGCACGACACCGCAGACGCAACGATCGTCAGTCTTCACAGCGGCAAAGTCTACGTGCTGGGTGACCCTTTCGAAGATGTGCACGAAACACTGATTCAGCCACCGGCCGACGCGGACGACGTCGCGATCGGCGAGACATTGAGCTAGCTGCGATTTAGTAGCACTACCACGCGACGCAACGCGATCTGAAGGCTGACACGGCTGATTCACAGACGCGCAGCCTGCCACGCTCTGGCATGGCCATCGAAACTTTCCAGTCATCGAATTTCAAGTCGACCACGACTGGCTTCGAGGATCTCGACAGCATCCTGGCTGAGCTCCCGGACAAGGTCAAAAAGCGTGTCGTCCGCTCTGCTGTCGGCGCTCAAATGGCCGTCATGCGGAAAGCGGTCCGGCGCGAGATCGGATCGACGCCGGGCATCAGTCCGCAACTCAAACGGCCGATGAAGGCAGCAGTCGGCAGCCGCTACAAACGCAACCGCCGCACGCACGTGAAGGAAGCAAAGGTAGGTTTCGGCGTCGGTCGCCAGAAAGGCACGGCGAAACGCAGCGGCAAGAACAAGGGCGGCGTCGGCATCAACAAACGCAATGCGCACTGGTTCGCCGTTGGAACGAAATCACGCTACGAGAACGGCGCCTATCGAGGCCGCATCGAATCGATGGACGCGGTCGGTCGGGCTGTGCGAAACGACGCAGAGATCTCCGTCGGTGCCGCACGTGCCAAAGCCTACGCGCGTCTGGAACTGGAACTGGTGAAACTGGGAGCGACACCATGACGCCAGAACTCGCCTTGCGCAAACATTTGTTGACCAAAACAGAAATCACTGGCGACGTCTCACGGGTCATTGTCGGCGATATCGCGCCGGAACAGGCACCGCGACCACACGTCATGATTCGGCGTTCTGACTCCCCGTGGCTGCACACGCTGGACGGAACCGGAGTCGGTACGCAGTACGGCCAGATTCACCTGGAATTGCGTGACGACGACTCGCTGCGAATTCAGCGGCTGGGGACGGTACTGGTCCGCGCACTGCTGGAACTCGAATCAGGCGCAACGATCACCGTGTCTGGTGACGACGTCGTGATCTGTGAATTGAGCATCATCGACGCCGGAACCGATGAGGAATCGATCCCCGCGACTGACGACGGACACACCAGTGAGATATTTATCCGCTCGCTGGTCGTGGAGATCGGACACGAACACGACATCTCGCCCGCCACCTGACAACGCTCCGGAGTCTCCACCACATGTCGACATTCAAATCAAAAGGGACCGTCCTAAAAGTGGACGTTGCCGCCGTGCTCACGCCAATCGCTCAACTGGTCGAACTGACGCCACCCGGTCAGGAGTCAATCGACGTCGAAGCGCCGACACTCGACCAGACTGGCGCCGGCATCCCGCGAGAAATGACCGGCTATGTTGATGCGTCCGCACTCGACTGTCTGATCTACTGGGATCCCGCTCTGGCCGTTCAGGCGATACTGAACACGAACGTCAGTACCGCGGTGAAGACGACGGCACAGATCGTTTACAGCAACACGGCCGCCAGCGAGTTTGATTTCACTCTCGCGGGGCAGACATTCACACACCAGACCTCGCAGCGTGATCTGCTCAAAGCCAAGTTCGGCGGTAAGCTCGACGGCCTGCCCGTCCTGACCGCAGCTCCTTAATCCTCACCTCCCCGATTCACCTCACGGGAATGGCCCGGCTGGATTCGTCCGCCGGGCTGTTTTCGTTTCTGCAGCGCAACAACTCGCCGCACATCGTAGGGCCGGTTCCCACCGGCCGCGTTGCTCGCAGAACCACCAGGAACCGAACCGATGAAAGTCCGATTTCTTGACGATACCGACATCACGCATCCAGACCTCATGGTCATGGACAAAACCACCGGAGAGTTCGACCCGGAAGCCACCGGCCGGGCGGTCAACGCACTGATTCAGAAAGCAGCGGCGGGTGAGATCAGCGGCGAGGAATTCAAGACACGTCGCCAGATCAGAATGTCGAAAGGCCAGGTCTGGTCGCACTCGCTGGCGTGGGCACACGTCCACAGCGGCGTGGCCGAACCGTACGACGCCGCATCGAAGCAAATCTGCAAAGCGATCATGAAGAAACTGGACGTCATCCAGGCAGCGCAGGCTCGCACCGCACGGGCACAGCTCACCGGCTCAGCACTCGACGCGTCCGACGCACAGGTCGAGGCGTCAACCGCCACCAGGAACAAGCGGGGCAATGGCGGCACGATCGTCGTCCCCGCGAAGGCGACAACCACACGCAAGAAAGCCACCCGCAAGAAGACCACCCGCAAGAAAGCCACGAAGAAGTAGGACGGGCACTCCTGCCCGTCCCTTTATGACCGACTGCACTCCTGCCCGTCCCTTTATGACCGACTGCACTCCTGCCCGTCCCTTTATGACCGACGGGCAGGAGTGCCCATCCTACGAACCACGAACACGGCCCGACGTTGAACCGACCGACGACCGCGAACCACGGGAACCGAACGACATGGCCACGAAGAGATCTCCCCGTCCGGCGGCATCCAGCCCCGATTCCAACTCAGTCAACTCCATTGAGGCGTTTACCAGACTCGGATCCGTGCGACGTTTTCGCGTCGTGCCGATCGGCGATAGTCAGGTATGCCTCCGCAGCCTCACCGGTGCCGAGTATCTGGAACTGGTGACCGGCTGGATGTACCCGGACGGAAAGCTTCACCCCGGCAGAAAGAATCTGCAGAACGCCAGACTGATCCAGGTGTGCGTTGTCGATGACCGTAACGAGCCGCTCTGGATCAAGGACCTCGACGACGGGCCGGGATTCCGTGACGACGACGCCGAACTGATTCACAATATGGATTCCAGCGTCACGAACTCGCTGGCCGTTGCCGTCCTGAACCATCTCGGATTGACTGGTCGATCGTCGGGAAAGTAACCGGCGACGAATCGCTGGCTGCCGAACTCGCATTAGCCAGCGGCTACCCGTCGCCGAGGCACTTCCTGAATTCCATCGAGCCGGCCGACTGGCTGGAATGGAAACGCTTCTCACGTGCCCAGCCGTTCGGCTGGTCGGCACTGTTCAACGTGCTGGCCGATATCGCGATTGGCGTTTACGGCGGCAAGTTCGAAACACCACTGAACCATGGGGACTGGCTTAACCGATGGGGAGCTGAGACGCCGGATCCATGGGATGACATGACTGACGAAGATATTTACGCCCAATCAATCAACGCCGCCGGAATCGCACTGGGAGCCGCCGCGACATGATCCAGGCTTGATCGCGTACGGACCAGCGCATCTGACCCGCCGTCGGTATGGCTACCGTCGGAAACATCGTCACCTTTCTGCGCATGGAGTCCAAGGGCTTCAACAAAGGCGCGAGGAACGCAAAGCAGTCCAGTCGGGAACTCTCCGGAAATCTGGGCAACCTGACGGGCATTGCGAATAAGGCAGGCGCCGCGATCGCCGCACTCGCTGCTGCTGCTGTCGTCGGGAAGGGATTCCAGGAATCCGCGAAGTCGGCCCGCGTGTTCAATCGCGAGTTGAACGATTCAACCGCCATCCAGAACGTCAACACCGAACAACTGGCCCGCATGCGTGCGGAAGCGATGCGTCTGGCTCGCAGCGACGACATCAAAGACTTCGCCCCGCAACTCGCTGGCGGTTTCGAATTCCTGGCACTCGCAGGCAAGGACGTCGAAAAGCAGATTGCCAGCCTGGAACGCGTGGCAAAATTTGCCACCGCCGGTAATTTCGATCTGGCGACCGCGACCGACCTGGCCACCGATGCTCAATCGGCAATGGGACTGCAGTCAAAGAACGCAGAGAAAGACCTGATCGGTTTGACTCGCACGACTGACGCGCTGGCGAAAGCGCAGACGATCGCCAACGCCAACACGCAGCAGTTCGCGGCGAGTGTCACGAACCAGGCAGGCGCCGCGTTCCGCGCTGTCGGCAAGGACATCGAAGAACTGTTAGCCATCTCGGCAGCTCTGGCGGATCAGGGATTCGCCAAGGGCGAGGCAGCCGGAACAAAAGTCGCGATAGTCATGCGTGATCTGCAGACGAAAGCGATCCAGAATGCCGCCGCATTCGATGCTGCCAAAGTCGCCGTGTACGATACCGCTGGAGAAATGAACAATATCGCCGACATCGTCGGCGATCTGGAGAACCGGCTCGGCTCGCTCTCGCCTGAACTGGCAAAAGCGGCGTTGCTGCAATTGGGATTCACAGACAAGTCAGTCGGCGTCGTGCAGGCACTGCTGGGCCAGTCGGACGCGCTGCGTGACTACGAACGGCAATTGCGAGCAGCAGGCGGGACGGTCGACGAAGTCGCGAACAAACGGCTGACTGACTTTGACAAAGCCGCCAAGCAAGCCACGGCCGCGTGGGAAGAACTGAAGATCTCGATTGGCGACCCCGTACTCGACACGCTGGCACCGCAACTGGCCACGGCTGCCGCCCAGATGAACAATCTGTCGGACAACGCGCGGGCATTTTTCGATCTGTTTAGCGGCGACGACGAAACCGAAATCCAGATCGACGGCGTCGATGTCGAAACCGTCACCGCTCAATTGGCCCAACTGCAGACAAACCTGTCCGCACTGTCGGACGCGGAACGCGTCAAGATCGTCGGGTCTGACGAAACCGTGATCGAACTACGGGTTGAGGACGTCGACTCGCGAGACATCGACTCGATTGCCCGGCAACTGGACATTCTGCGGGAACGTGCCGCCACGCTGTCGCTCGACCCGGAATTCGCGGCAGCGGCTGCCGATCAGATTCGAGATCTCGAAAGTCAACTGCTTGACCTGCGAATTGACAACGACGTCGACCTCCGCGCGGACAGTGACCAGCTCAAGATACTCGGTGCGGAGTTGACGGCACTGACCACCTTCGCGGGCGGTCTGGAAATCGTCGACGCGGAAGCACTGCTTAAACTGGAAGACTTCCGCGGTCAACTCGATTCCGTGCGATCGCGGACGGTCGATGTCGGCGTCGAGGTCGATTCAACATCGATTCAGTTCCTGACCGATCAACTGAACCTGATCGAAGCCCGGGCAATCAGCCTGGACATCGACACGGACGCATTAAATCTGGACCTCCTGCAGGCACCGCTTGACCAACTCGTTATGCCGACGTTCGCGACGAACGACGCCGATCCGTACGCCGCGTTTCAACCGCCTCCGGAGATTCGGCCGACTGTCGACCTGACGGACGTCGAGCGGATTGGCAATGCACTCGACCAGGCATTCGACGAAGTCAGCGGGCATGCCGGTCGTCTGGGTCTGATCCGTGATGCGTTTAAAGCCGGGACAGTGTCCGCCGACGACATGGCATCAGCCGAACGCCAGATCGGTGCTGAGATCGATCGACTAACGGGCGGAGCGCAGGAACTGGCGACACAGCTTGAACGCGAGTTGCAACTGGTCGGCGCGACCGCTGCACAGCGGAAGGCCTCCGCACTGGCTGCCGAAGGCGCCCGGCAGATCGACATTGAACGCGTCACCGCACTCCAGAATCAACTGACGTTTGCGCAGCAGCTCCACAATCTGCAGACGCAACTGACCGAGGCACGTGATCCTGATGCCACGCTGTTTCCGGACATTGTCGACCCGGATCAACTGGCCCAGCTCCGCGAAGTGCAGGCACAGATTGACGCCGCCACGGACGCGGCTGCCGACGCGGACCGTGCCGCGCAAATCACGGTCGATGTGCAGACCGATGAAGAACGTCTGCGACTGGAATTCGACGACGTCCAGGAACTCAATCTGGCCGGACTACTCGACGACGATACCACGGCGCGGAAAGTGGCCGCACTGCGTGAGGAATGGGCGTCGCTGAACGACGAAACGAAAAAACACGCTGTCGTTCTGTCCGGAGCTGCCGACGCCTACGACCCGCAGACATGGGCGGATTTGTTTGATGTTATCGCCCAGGGTGCCGACACGGTCGGCGAGTCAACCGCCGGACTGTTGTCGGTTCCAGCCGTCGGCGGTCCTGACTCGCCGAATCCGTTTGTGGCGTCTCCCACGCCACAAGCGGAGTCGGCACCCGGGCGACCTTCACCCATCGGACCGCTGCCACCTGGAGTCAGTCAGCAGTTTATCGATTCGCTGCCTCGTGACGTCGCGAACCGGTTGCCGGAATCAAAGCCGACAGTCGATATCACACCGTCGATCGACCGACCCGTGGCCGATGTGCCGCAGATCGACGACCTGACACAGCAGATCGACCGACCCGTGGCCGATGTGCCCGGCGTCGACGACCTGACACAGCAGATCGACCGACCCGTGGCCGACGTGCCGGACGTCGAGAACCTGACGCAGCAGATCGACCGACCCGTGGCCGATGTGCCGGACGTCGACGACCTGACACAGCAGATCGACCGACCCGTGGCCGATGTGCCCGGCGTCGAGAACCTGACGCAGCAGATCGACCGACCCGTGGCCGATGTGCCGGACGTCGACGACCTGACACAGCAGATCGACCGACCCG